ATGATTGAATTGAAGCAGACTGACACCTTCCGCAAGTGGCGGGAGAAACTCAAGGATGCGCGCGCCCGCTCGGCCATCGCCTCACGCCTCGACCGCTTGGCGTTCGGCCATGTCGGCGACGCCGAGCCAGTAGGGAAAGGTGTCAGCGAGCTTCGCATCAACTACGGCCCCGGTTACCGGGTGTATTTCCAGCAGCGTGGCGACACGATCTACTTGCTACTTTGCGGCGGTGACAAAGGATTACAAGCGCGTGACATCAAGACTGCGCTGCACCTCTCTGAACAATGGAGCGAATGACCATGACCGAGAAACTGACGAGCTACGATCCGGCCGAGGACTTGACCACTGACCAGGCCATCGCCGATTTCATGGCAGCCGCGTTCGGGACGAACGATCCTGCCTACGTTGCCCACGCGCTAGGCGTCGTTGCCCGCGCCAAGGGCATGACGCAGATCGCCAGCCAGACAGGGCTATCGCGCGAACAGCTCTACCGCTCGTTCAGTGCCGAGGGCAACCCGACGCTGCGCACGACATTAGCCGTGATGAAGGCGCTAGGGATCGAGCTCTCTGCGAAACCGTCTGGTGTTCACTGACCGGATGCGCGACAAGCCTTTAAAGAAATCCTATCTGTTTGTCATCAGCATCCCCTCACAGCGTGGTACTAACGGTCATCGCCTGCTGCTCCACATCCAGCAAGGTGACGTGGATAGTGAAGGTGCGAGTATCCGCGTCCAAGGCCATTGAGAAGGCGGTGAGGCGGCGCACCCCTTCGGTGGTGAGGATGGTGCGCTTGACCTCGCGCTCCAGGTGTACCAGGTCGGCAGGCCGCTCCATCAGGTCCAGCCACGGCAGGCCGTGGTCCAGATCCAGGAACCAGTTGCCACGGAAGGAGCGCAGCCGTGTCTTCACCCGCTGTGCCACGGAATCGCTGGCAGCGGCATAGTTACCGCGCCCGTTGCCGAAGGTCCAATCCCCTTGGCTGTCCACGCGGCGCACTCTCATTGGGCCGGGCCTGTCTGTCCTGGGCCGTTCTCCACGTTGCCGTGGGTGTGTGTCTCCAGGCGGATACCGTTTGATACGACGTCGCCATGACCACGGATGCCTTGGGTGAATTCCACGGGAAGATCAAGAACCAGCTTGGTTCCACGCAGTGTGATCACGCCTTGGGTATCCAGTTTGAATGAGGCGCGGCCATCCAGGGTGCGCAATACCACGCCGTCCATTTCAAACGTCGGAATGACATTGGGTAAGGAAGCAATTCCCACGCAGGCAACGGCATCCGACAGGTCATGCAGGCGATAGTCCACAGGCTCGGACGCACGACCGGATTGGAACCAGGCATCGATGCAGCGATCTTGGAAGATGAGTTCGCATTCATCCCCAGCAGCGACGGGAAAGGTCATCACAAAGCCACCGCCACGCGGGAAGGACACCGGCACATCCTGGAGCACCGGTAAGGGCTGAAGGGAGCCATCGTTCCTCTTCTGCTGGATCAACGGCTGTACGGTCGCCGTTTGGGTGACTGGGTTAAAGCTCACGATCTGCCCAGGCAAGGCCACACGCAGGCGCTGGGCCAGCGCTTGGGTACTGCGTTGCAGTACGGCACTGAGGGAGGCGTTATTCCAGTCATCCGAAGTCATACAGACGGCCTCACGTTCTGAAAATCACCGCCGACACAGGTCACCGTACTGAACCAGGCTTCGGCCATGACATCGCCCATGTCATGCAGTGAGGTGATTTTGTAGTCGCCGTTGTAGCTGGGGATGAGGGAGTCCACGCGCACCAGGCCGCCAATGCGCAAGGCCGGATTGAGCAAGGTGGTGATTTTTAATCCATCATCGGTCACTTCGGGGGAGCCAATCATGCCGCTGCTTTGGGACAGCAGCACGGCGTCACCGGCCAGGACGGTATCGGCAGGCAGTAACATCAGTGCGCCATCCTGAATGGACCAGTCCGCGCCATGATTTTTAGCCAGTGCATCCAGCAAATCGCGGGTATTGCCCGACAGGACTTTGCCTCTGGAAAGGCCACGCTGTCCCTGCATCTGGACAGGTCCCAGCCGGGTCGACGGCATGGAGGTACTCAGTGCACTCAGCACCTGGGCATCGGTCGCCCCTGCGGCCAACGAGAAGGACACGTGGGCATTGCGGTAGTCGTGATCGCCATCGCCGCATTCCAGTTCGATGACGTAATCCGTCCCATCACGCCGCACAGCAGGCTTGATAATGTCGCCGACAAATAACAGGCGCAGCTCTGCGTAACCGGCCAGCAGCCGGACCCGGTTGTACTGTCGGCTGGTGAGCAAGCTCAGGTGATCGCGGTTGAGGTTCCATACGGTGATCTTGGCGGGGTTGGGGGTGGAGTCGCTGGTTTTGCGGATGTCAAAGGCGATGCGCAATGTATCAATGGCGATGCCCTCCTGGGCCGAGCCAATCTCCAGGCGATACTGGCGGCCAAACTGTTTCATGGGCGAACGTCGCGTTTCAGGCCGACAAACAGCAAGCAGCGTTCACCTAGGTCCTGTTGGCGCATCGGGTCCATCTCCAAACCACTTTCATCTGTCAGCCAAAAGAAGTAATCGACAGGACGACGCCACAGCAGGGGGACGCCCACCACCAAGGGGACGCCTTGCGCCACGGGCTGATCTAGGGTCGTGGTGTACAGGTCCATCGACCAGCAGCAGGGCACCGGATTCCAGCGCAGGAGCAAGCGTAAGGCGTCCCCTGCCATCTGAAAGGATTGGGTTTGGTAGGGGCTGCTATCCACGGGAATCTGTCGCATCAGAACAGTCCAGACATCTGACGTAGCAAGGAGCGATTTTTCTCGGTGTCCACCGGCTTAGGGTGGGTCTGGCCGCTGTGGCGTTGCGCCGCGCCTTGGGCGGAGGCTCTACCGCGTTTGGGGGCAGGCAATGAGACACCAGAAATCGATGTTGTCTTGACGATGAACAGTTCTCGCACGGTCAGCACCAATTCAATGGAACCATCCTGGGTTTGTCTGGCCGCGATGGAAAGAAGCAACATGTCTTGATACGTCTGGACGCCGGTGTGTACCTCCAGGGTCTGGCCGCTGCGTTGTAGATTCCGTAGGGCGGTGTACACCTGGGCAATGCGGCCTGTGGTGGCAGCGTCATCACCAGAAGTGATGGGCTGGTCATCAGGAAGCCAGTCGGCCAAAGGGCGCACGGCGGGCTGGCCGTCGCTCTGCGGTGCAGTGGCGTGGCGGATCACCGAGGACAGTTCACGTTGGGCCACACGCAGCGCCTGAGCGGTGAAGGGCAGCAGGTCCGTCGGAAATGGGACGCGATCGGTCAGGACACGCAATGGCTCGGCCCCGTGCTCCTCTGCGGCAGGGGCTGGGCTGCGCTGAGGTTGGTAGTCCACCACAATGCCAGCAATGGTGACGGTTTGCGGCATCAGGACGGCGTGATCACCAATCATCGCGCCAGACTCTACGGGGTTTTCAGTGATGCGCAGCTCGGCTTGGTGCGTTTCTTCCATCACCGCATCCAGGGTGACGGTGCCAATGTGGCGGTGGGTCAGGGTGATCATGAGCAGATAGATGGATTACGGTACAGCATTAGGAATAAACAGACCGAGCCATGTCTTTAGACAGCAGCTCTTTGGCCGAATCCATTATTGTTGAATGACTAAAGGAGTGGCGAAGGGAAGAGTCACTCCGCCCAGATGATTGATTCCTTGATATTGATAGATATGGCTGCTCAGCCAGAGGCTATTGTGTGAGCAGCCATATGGTCTACACGAACATCATCCGTGACATCATTCGCAACAAGTAAGCCGCACCGTTCCGGTGTTCTATCACGGCTGACGTAAATTTCAGCGGTTCCAGCTTACTTATCAAGATGGCAGAAGGTGACACAACTGCTCATTTATGCATAATTCACGCCCAATTAATGAGCATCTTTTGAAAGTCTTGCTGCTGCTGGGTGGGTGCATGAGGATGGGAGTATGCATAATCAGCAAGTGCGGCTGTACCACCTACAGCCCCACCTATAGCCGAAGCTTGCCAGCCAAACACACTACCGATACCAGCCCCCACTACAAAACCTTCCGCTGCTTGTTTAGCCCAATCCGGAACCCAATTCCACCCCTGACCATCCACTTTTAAAGCTTCTTCAAAGGTCAACTCTCTCATCTTTTTACTCCTTAAACTGTTTAGATAAACATCCCTGTATACGAGGATTGCGATATCCAATCACACGATTCATGTTTCCTCCAATGCTACAGTCATTAACTAAACGCATTTTTTAAATAGAGGATATTTATTGATATCACATATTTGTGATTATAGTCGCATTAATTAACATTATATTCATATATCAAAATAGTTATAACCACTTTCCTCTTCGGAGATCATCTGCCTGCTTGCCATTATCTATAGGGATAGGTTGGCTACCCCACGTACCGACTGTTGCACTCTGGTTTGGCAGACTATTTAGTCTGTTTTCTTAAACAATCCCCTCAAAACGCCACAGCACTCCCGGTATTGCGCAGTGCCATCTGGTGGTGTCGTTTGATGTCGGCGGCGGCTTGGCGACCGGCCAGGATGGGGTCGGCGGTGTGGATATCGATCTTTACATCCTGTTGTGAATGCACATTGGCCTGGGAACGGGCGGGCGTGGCGGCCTGAGCAGCGGCGTGGTGGCCTCTGGTTTGGGCGGCCTGCACCTGTGCATTGACGCGCTGCGCCACCTCTTGGGTGTCACGACCGGCCCGGCTCAGTGCTGGAGCAAGGGCTCGGAACAATCCTTTGATCCGCTCGGCCCCCTGGGCCATACGCCCGACGGTACGATCCCATAGCGTCATGATGGTGTTGAAGGCGCTGGTCAAGGCGGCGCTGATACGGGTGCCCATGGCGCTGAACACGGCACGTAAGCGGTTTACGGCGTGATCGGCGGTGGCGATGCTGTGGCTAAAGGCCAGCGCACAGGCGTCCTTGACGCTGGCCCAGGTGGTCTTGGCGGCGGCGGCAGCCTCTTGCAGCCTGTGTTGGATGGATCCAAAGGCAGCATTGGCGGTACGGGTGCACCAGTCCCAGGCCGTCGCCACCGCCTGCTTGATCTTGTCAAAATGCGTATAGATCGCATACGCCAGCAGGGCCACGCTTCCAATCACTACTCCAATGGGGTTGGAGAGAAAGGCGGCACGCAACGCCAGCGCGGCGACCTGGATTGCTTTCACCAACGGCCCAGCCAGCCACACCGCCAAAGTGCGACCTGCACCCACGAGGCGGCCGATGTTGCTCACCACCTGACCGATGGCCAGTCCCGCCAAGAGGACGCCAACGGCTTTGAGTGTGGGCGTAAGGTGTTCAATCACGGCCTTGGCGCGCTTGGCGTAGGCGATCAGCGGACCCCAGAAGGCACCGAGCAACGACTCTCCGCCGTCCAGGTAGGTCATGAAGTCATCGACCAGGGCCACCAAGGCCACGATCCCGGCGATGAGCCAGGTGACCGGGTTCAGTGCAAAGGCCCGGGCCAGCACGGCGCCCACAGCCAGCAGCGCCGCTTTCCAGCCGATGGTCTGGTTCACCGCGCTGTTCACGGCACGGATAAAGTTCCATACGGCGGTGCCCGCTGCAATGAGGATCTTGACGACTTTGCCGATGCCATCACGCAGTTGCTCTTTATTGGCGATCAACCAGTGTTTGGAGTGCTCAATCAGGCGGGTGAAGGCCGGTGCCACCCCAATGGCGATATTGGTCCGTAAGGCCCCCATCACCACGCGCAGGCGTTCCATCGCATCGCCATACTCCAGCGCGGTATCGGCACCATCAGCGGTGATAACGCCCAGATCGTGTGCCTCTTGGAAGACGCCGTTTAACGCCTCACGACTCAGGCGCAAGGTTTGCAACATCGTGGCATCCATGCCCAGGTTGGCTAGGATGGACTGCTGTTGTGGTGCCGACAAGCCACGGATCTTGTCTTGCACCTCGCCCAGCATGTCGCCGACAGATTTCACGGAGCCATTGGCCTGTCGGGCCTGTAAGCCCAGCTTCTGGAACACCATCGCCCCGCGCCCTACCCCATTGGCGGCTTCGCCTATTTTTTGGGACAAGGATTCAATAGAACGGGTCGAGGCCTCCACAGAGGAGCCATTCAAACGCGCCGCATAGCCCAGCTCCTGGAGGAAGGACAGGCTGGCGCCGGTGCGCTGGCTGGCGCTATTGAGGGCATTGAGTTCGCTTAAGGCGCTGCCGACAAAGCGATTCATTCCCGCCAGCGCCCCGCCCATGGCGGCGGCGGCCACCGTCACAAGGCCCGTGACGCGGGTCAGGCCGGTGCTAAAGGTGCTGAAGCCTGAGGTATCAGCGACCGCGCCAAGGCGGATCAGGAATTCGTCGAGAATCATCGCAGGGGGTTAGCGCGTCATGCTGGAGGGCATCCCATTCCACCATCGCGGTATGGAAGGCGCACAGGTCACTGAGGGAGTACACGGTGCGCAGTTGTTCAAGATCGCAATAGCCGCGCATGATCGGTGCCCAGACAAACCAGTCGGTTACTCCTTCTCGGTGCTCGGCATGGGAATCAGGTCCTGGAAGGCTGCCATGCCGCCAGCGAAAAAATCGCTGTATTGATACTTGACTCCTTCCATCAAGACGCGCAGCAGATGGGTGCGGCGGGTGTTGAAGTGCTCATTGAGCCGGTCGCTGCTGAGCCGGTAGGTGGTGCCCTCGGGGGTCTTGATCGCGGTCTGTTCAAACACCAGGGCTTCTATCTCAGTGACCGCAGGGTCGCCCAGATGGCTTAGAAGCGTCCCTAGGGCCACGGAGGCACCGCCTTGGGCGTTGGCCAGGGCGTCCGCATCGATCCCCCGCAGTAGCACCCCGGCGCGTTTGAGCGATTGCCAGGCCGCCATCGCATTGGCCGGGGTCATGACGTAGGTGAGGCCCTCTATTTCAAAACGATGTTCATTGTTCATGTGTTGCCAAAGCCTTTTTCTAGGGTGATCTCCATGACCTCGAACACCAGTGTCCAGGTTTCCGGATTGTGTCCGGCGCCCCGGGTAAATCCGGGGGGCGTCGTGAAATACCCGTTGGTGGCTGTCACCACGTCCTGATTCAACAGGTCACGGATATCCAGGGTGAAGGGGGTGAAGGACTGGATCGCGCCGCGTTGCTGCGCCAGTCGCCTGCTCAGAAAGGTGTTGTCAGCGCTGTGCTGTTTGATTTTTAACGTTAAGGTGCCGGAACGATCGGCGTTGGCGACAAACACGCCCGTGCCGCTGGCCCCGATGGTGTAGGCACCGGCATCAGCATTGTGTTTGGCGTCGATGACGTCCGTGCCATCGGCCCAGTCTTTGATCTGGGTTCCATTGAGCAGCACCGACACTTGTTTGGGGTCGAAGACGGACATGGGATTCCTTTATCGGTCGAAGTTGATGATGACGTCCACCGCATGGATGGCCCCGGCCAGCTTCACGGCGATCTGAAGTGGCGGTGCCCGGCGCGCTTGGCGATCGGAGGTCGATAAGGTGTCCACTGAATCGGCCCAGACATAAAAACCAGCCTCCAGGTAATCGCCCGTGGCCAGCGCACCGAAGGCCTCCCCGTTCCAGAGGCCAGGGGCAAAGGCACCGTTACGGACCCCTTCTTGGCAGACTTTTTTGCAGGCCGCGATCAGCAGGTGGGTGCCTGCATCCGTCAGCGGCACCTTCGTCGGGCTGCGATGCAGGACGGCAAACACCTCCTTTTGCACCGCATCCACCAGCCAATCCAGCAGATGGACTTCATCAAAGAAGCGCCCGCCAAGACAGGTGCCTTCGGCCACCATCGCCACATCATCAACGTAGGCGTAATAGTTGATGCCTAAACGCAGGCATTGGGCCACCTGGGTCTGTGTCAATTGATCTGCCGCAACGCCGGGCAGGTGCTTAAATTTCATGGTCAGGGCGGCGTTGTTGGCACTGAAGTTCACCGACAAGGCACGAGCCAACCACGAGATCACCGCGTAGGGGTCCGTGGTGTCGTACAGCACCACGGTGCGATCATGCCCCGATGCATTGAGTTGTCTGAACACATTGGTTTTTTTAAAGTCCAAATGCGCCGCCTCGCGGGTCGTCCATCCCATGATTTTTTTGTCTGCCGCCTGGATCCAGGCGGAGGCGGATCGGATCTGCGTGTCTGTCAATGTCTCATCGGCCACCGCGGCGGCATACCAGCCTGGGGTGAGTGCCTGCAAGGCCGCAAAGGCCTCCGGCAGTGTCTCGGCCTCGATGGTGTCAGCGTTGTTGCCGATGGTCAGGCGGGCCTGATCGGCTTCAAGCTTCAGCCAATGCCCCACATAGGTGCCAGAAGGACTGCGCTGCTGTGCATAGCCAATGGCGTGATTTCCTCCGGCCACGGCAGCATAGAGTTCAAAGCAGCCATTTAAAAATCTGCAATTCACTCCAAACTCATCCAGTGCTTTATTCAACACACCTGCCACCTGGGAGAAGGAGGTGGCCGTGGTGAAATTCAGCTTGGATAAGGTGACATCCACACCATAGATGCGGATGGAAAAGCAGCCATCATCCACGCCCTTGTACCACGTCTCGGCCTGGGCAATCGCTCCGGAGGTGAGTGTCGTTGGGGAGGCGGCAATGTGTTGTTTAAATCGATTCCAGCGCGCCACCATCAGCTGTTTGGGGCGGGGGCTTTGTGCAAAGAAGCGGCGGGTGGCGGCGGCGGTTTTGGAGTAGCTGCCAAAGGCCTGTTCCACCTGCTGCTGCGTGCTGGCATCCATGAACCGTGTTTTGGTATCGACAAACACGCTGCCGGCTTCGGGAGTGAACAAGGCCAGCCTCCCAAAGTCACGCCGGGAGGCCGACAGGGGCTGTGCATTGAGTTGCACAGTGACAATGTTTGAAAGAGGTAGCGCCATTTACGGGGTCTCCGGTGCCGTCATGGTCACGCTGGCGATGTGACCGGTGCGGGTGTGAATATGGATGTCTGCGCTGTCCACAGCCGCCAGCGTGGTCACCACACGGTGGTGGTGGGTGATCTGTAATTCGATCCGGGCGCGGGCTTCATAGCCGGGGCCGACAATGGCCGAGAGGTCTTGGACAGCCGTGACGGACACCAGGCCCGCACGTAAGGCGCGCAGCCCTGCCGTGCCCGCCTCGCAGCTCAGTAAGGCCTGTGCCTGCAACAGCAGTTCATAAGCGCCCGTGCCGTAGGCATTCACACTGATGTGGTGCAGATAGGCGCAGGTGATGCTCTGCTGGCGGCCATCAAAGGCGCAGCACGCCGCTCCCAAGGGGGTAGAACGCAGGCGCTTCACCGTCACAAAAGGGGCCGATCCAGTGGGCGCGGGCTGATCCGCCGGACGGACAGCACCTTCAGGTAAGGCCAAAAGCCGCCGCAGCAGGGTGCGCAGTCCCGTCATGTCGAACGGCGATACCGTGGTAGTAGCCATACTCGGACCAGTTGGAAAGTTGGGTGATACGCCAGCGGGTGTCTTGGTACAACAGCACATCTCCCACATCGATCTGATCTTGACTCATGATCTTTTTCGATGGGTGGTGGCGTTCTCCTTCCGGAAGCAGTTGCAGATCATCGGGGGTGGTGGGATGGATGATCGCCAGCATCGTGTCCAACACATACTCCTGTTGCCAGGTGCCATCGGGCAGGTACTGGCCCTGACGGCGCAGCACCTGGACACGCTGGGCAAAGCGTGGATTGCCAAACAGCGCGCTAATCTTCAGCATCGCGCACCTCATAGGTGATCGACTGGAGCATCTGCCCGGTATCGATCAGGGGCGCACTGGACCCTTTGCGCTGGATCGTTTGGGGCGTCAGGGGGGCCAGATCCGCGTGGCGAATCGTCGCCTTGACATCACCGGCGGCCACCGTCCCTAGCAGGTTCAGGGCGGTCTCTACGGTCATCGCATCACGCAGCACCGCGCGCACGTGGTGCGTGTGCAAAGCCACATATTTTTCTCGGTGCTCGCTGATGGAACGCCGCACCACCGAGCGCTCCGGAATGCCCCGCTCTGGCGCGCCCAATTCATGCACCGCCAACAGTCCAGCCGAGCCGATCCCGTCTTCCGTCCGGGCGTTCTGCGCGGCAGGAATGCCCACCACCACAGCGCGCTCCCCCAGCGCCTGAAGCCGCTGTGCTAAGGCCTTCCATTTTTTGGGATCAGCCGACCGAAGGATTTTGACGGCACTCATGGGGCAACCAAGGCCCCCAGGCCGACCATCCGACGCAGCGCCAGGTAACGTTGTCCATACACCGAGGTGGCTAGCCAAGCGTCACTGGCACTGCCAGAGGGCAATGCCGCGTAGCTGATCTGCAAATCACCGGCCCGCTCGGACACCACCGCGCCTCTGGTGGCGGCGCTGTCGCCCAGCCCTGGGGTGGACCAAACAAAATGGGCCGCCAGGCTCGCGATCCCTTGCGCATACGTGGCGCCCCATCGGGACGCGTCCACCCAGGAATGGGCATCCTCCAGGGCCTGAGCCACCCGTTCCGGGGGCTGGGTGGCAAACTCCGGATAGCGCTGCATGAAGGCAGCCACTGTCAATGACGGGGGCATGGTCAGGACTTCCTGGGTTTGTTTGCTTTATTGGCGTCTTCCCCTGATGTGGGGGGGGTGCTGTCTTTGCCTGGTGTATCCGTGGGATTGGTGTTGTCTTTGCCTTGCTGCGTTGTATCCGTGGGATTGGCAGGGCTGCGCGGTGCTGTTTGGGCCACTGTCTGCTCCACCAGATAGCCCTTGTCAAACCACAGGCCAATGCCAGGGTGCTGCCGCAGCTGCTCCACGTGTGCGGCCTCCAGGGCCTGGGTGCGTCCGGCCTGAATCGTCACGCCATCCAAGGTGACATCACAGGTGCGGGTATTCCTGAGCATGATCGTGGTCATGGTGCTGCGTTCTCCCAAAAAAAAAAGCGCCTCAGGGCGCTGGTGTGGTCGGTGTTGAATACAACTCAAATGCCGTCGGCATACAGGGCGGACTTGGGATAACGAAACTCCACACCGCTGTATTTGTATTCGCCTGGAATATCAAACCTCAGGCCCTTGGGTTGCGGGGGCAAAAACCGGATGGGCATGGGCAGATGCAGCACCAGCTTGGTGGGGTTCTTGGTATACACCATGGCGCGGGTCGTGCCGCCTTCCCCTGCTGTCTCTAAGCCGTAGCCGGTGCGGACGGTCAGATCAAGGCCACGCTCGGCTTT